CAAAAACATGAACGGACAAATGGCTGAAATATTCCGTGCTGTGTATCGTTATGGTGAAGTGGAACATTCACCCCGACTGCGTGATGCTAAGAAAATTAAGTTTTACATTGACGCAGAGATTGAGCGTTTAGAAAAATACGGCGACTGTTAGAAGTCAGGTACCAAATCACCCTGCTTCCATTTACTGCCTTCTTTTTGTAAAATTCTTTGACAGTTTGCACATATTGTTTTGAGATTTGAAAATCTACAGTTATTTAAATCTCCGTCAACATGAAACACATTGAACTGTTCTGAGTGTTTTGATTTATACCCACATTTTTCACACACAGATTTTTTTTCGTATCCAGCTTGTCGCCACCGAGGAATGCCATGAGCAGTACCCCCATGTTTGGTACAAGTTTCGCACTTTCTACGATAATAAATTTTACCGTCTTTTTTATAATTAACTGCGGCAGGACGATGTCCGCAAACACATAATGGACGCATGTAGTTATTTACCGCCCTTTACCGCCCCTTTTTCCAGGGTTTTAAACATAGATTTTATTCAGGATGTGCTAAATAGTTGTAAGAAGAGTCTAATCCTATAGGAGAAATAACATGGCATTAGTATCACCAGGTGTACAGGTCTCAGTAATCGACGAAAGTTTCTACACTCCTGCTGAACCAGGCACAACACCAATGATTTTTGTTGCCACTGCACAAGGCAAAGCAAATGCAAGTGGCACAGGTACTGCACAGGGCACATTAGCCGCAAATGCGGGAGTACCATATCTATTAACAAGCCAACGAGATCTAGCAGATACATTTGGCGATCCAACATTCCAAGTTGACAGCAACAATAATCCAATTCATGGCAGTGAGCTGAATGAATACGGACTGCAAGCAGCATATTCATATCTTGGCGTTAGCAACAGAGCATGGGTTGTAAGAGCAAACATTGATTTAGATGAATTATCACCAAGTGCAGACGCACCTGCAGCTACGCCTGCAGACGGAACTTACTGGTTAGATACATCAAGCTCACTGTTTGGTATATTTGAATGGAATGGCAATGCAGTGTCAGTTACTGGTGGACAAAGTTTTACTAATCAGGCACCAATTGTAATTACTGATACGACACAGGTTGTTAACTATGCCGGTGAAGATTATACTCCTAAGGCCAGTGTTGGCGCAGTAGGCGACTATGCATTGGTTGCACTAACAACGGTTAATACTATTTGGTATAAAAATTCTTCAGGAACTTGGGTAGAAGTAGGTTCTGAAGATTGGGCTGCAAGTTGGCCAACAATCAGAGGAACTGCAACTCCAACTCAAATTAACACAACAGGTACTATTGAAATTGACGGTACAACGATTAATGTAACAAGCGGAGACACTGTTTCAGATGTTGCCGCTACCATCAACGGAGTATTTCCAAGCGGTCCTATATCAGCAGCCGCAGTTGACGGAAGACTAGAAATTTACAGCTACGGTTCAGGTGCTGATTCAACACCAGGCGGTGGCATAGTAGTGGTTGGTGATAACACTATTTTATCAGAGCTTGGCATTGCTTCTGCAACTTATAATCCACCTGCGTTGCAAATCAGCAAGCACACCAGTGTTCCAGAATTTAAGACCACAGACACTGCACCTCGTCCAACAGGAAGTATTTGGATTAAAACAACAACTCCTAATTTAGGTGCTCGTTGGAGAGTAAAGGAATGGAACGACGAAACTAAATTATGGGAAAATGTTGAAGCACCTATCTATGGTGGTAACGCAGAAGCAATTTATAACTTAGATCTTGCAGGCGGCGGCATTAACCTGCCAGTAGGAAGTGTATATGTTCAAAGCAATGTAGCAGATGACACACTACCAATGGCAACATTTAAAATATATCGCAGAGAAAATTCAGGTGCCACTACAATTACCAGTGCGCAGATCACTGAAAGCAAACTAACAGCGGGCGTTGATACATTTACTATTTCAGCAACTGCTGCAGGAAGTAGTTCGTTTAGTACTCCTGTGACAATTTCAGCAAATATTCAAGGGCTGACCACAGATGCAGACGAAGTTGCAGGTAAAATCAACAGTGCAAACATTCCAAATGTTGTTGCCAGTGTAGACAGCCAGAATAGAGTGTCTATTAGTCATACACAGGGCGGCGAAATTCGTTTTGTTGACACAGACGGATTGTTAACTGGAATGGAATTGACTGCATTTGTAAGCACAACATCAGGAACACCTAACTTATATTATGTTCCAGGCACAGACGGCACTACAAGTCCTCTGCAATTGCAAGCAAGTAACTGGAAAGTATTATCGTATACTGCAAGCGACAATGAAGTTACTGCACTAACAACCAACGGCAGACTATGGTATAACTCAATTGTTGACGAAGTTGACATTCTTGTTAACACTGGATCTGAATGGGTTGGATATCAATATGACGGTGTTAGCGGAACTTCAGGAAATGCAAGTCCTTATTATACTGCTACAGGTAGTTTAAAAACTGATCCAAATGGTCCTATTGTAAGTGCTTCAGAACCAACACTGCAAAGCGATGGTACTGCACTTGTAAACGGTGACCTTTGGATTGATACTTCAGATCTAGAAAATTATCCACAAATTTATCGTTGGAATGCTGGTACACAAGTATGGGATTTGCTAGACAAGTCAGATCAAACCACAGAAAACGGTATACTATTCAGTGACGCTCGTTATGCAACATCTGGCGCAGCATCTGGTGCTAGCGATATTGTTGATCTACTAGCAAGTGATTATGTAGATCCAGATTGTCCAGATCCTGTGTTATATCCAAAAGGTATGTTGCTTTGGAATCTACGCAGAAGTGGATTTAATGTCAAGCGTTTCGAACGCAACTACATTGATATAAATGATGATAACATCAGATTTGGCGACGAAGATATGAGTGGATATTATCCACATCGTTGGGTTACTGAATCAGGTAATCAAGCAGACGGTTCAGGAAGTTTCGGACGCAAGGCACAGCGTAAAGTAGTGGTACAAGCACTGCAAGCTATGGTAAACAGCAATGATGATATTCGTGACAACGAATCACGCATATTTAATCTGCTAGCATGTCCTGGATATCCAGAATTAATTGGCGAGCTTATAAGCTTGAATTATGATCGCGGGTTAGATGCATTTATTGTTGGTGACAGTCCATTTAGACTAACACCAGATGCTACATCACTGAATAATTGGGCAACAAATGTAAACACTGTTGTAGAAGACAACGATGAAGGATTAATTAGTCGTGACGAGTACATGGGCGTGTTTTATCCTGCAGGATTTACCAGTGATAACTTTGGTAACAATGTTGTTGTTCCACCAAGTCACATGATGCTACGCACAATTGCACTAAGCGATCAGGTAAGTTTCCCTTGGTTTGCACCAGCTGGCACAAGACGAGGCGGAATTACGAATGCAAGTTCAACAGGTTACATTGATGCAGAAGGTGAATTTGTTGCAATTGCACTTAACGAAGGGCAAAGAGATACACTGTACAGCAATAGTGTCAATCCAATTACTTTTATCACAGGTGCTGGCCTAGTTAACTACGGTCAAAAAACTCGTGCAAGAGGCGCAAGTTCATTGGATAGAATCAATGTTGCAAGATTGGTAATTTATTTACGCAGTCAGTTAAATCAGCTTGCTAAGCCTTATATCTTCGAACCAAATGACAAAATCACAAGGGACGAAATTAAACAAGCAGCTGAAAGTTTGTTACTTGAACTAGTAGGCCAAAGAGCACTGTATGACTTCTTGGTAGTGTGTGACGAATCAAATAACACACCTTCAAGAATTGATAGAAATGAGCTCTACTTAGATATTGCAATTGAACCTGTTAAGGCTGTGGAATTTATATACATTCCATTAAGACTTAAGAATACAGGCGAAATAGCAGGTCTATAATCAGATAAATAGTTGTAACAGGAGCAAATAAATGGCAATTTCAACATTATCAAAAATTACAGTGCCACTTGCTAGCGGAGATTCTGCTAGCAATCAAGGCCTGTTGATGCCAAAGCTACAATATCGCTTTAGAGTATCATTAGAAAACTTTGGTGTTAGTACACCGACTACTGAGCTTACAAAGCAAGTAATTGATGTTACTCGTCCTAATCTCACATTTGAAGAAATGACACTGGATATTTACAACTCTCGTGCATATCTAGCCGGCAAGCATACTTGGGAAGCTCTTACATTGAATTTGCGTGAAGATGTAAACAACAATGTACAAAGATTAGTGGGTGAGCAAGTACAGAAGCAGTTTGATTTCTTCGAACAATCAAGCGCAGCTTCAGGACAGGACTACAAATTTACCACTAGAATTGAAATACTAGACGGTGGTAACGGTGCTAATACTCCAACAGTATTGGAAACTTGGGAATGTTATGGTTGTTTCCTAACAAATGCTAACTACAATTCTCTGGCTTATGCTAACAATGAACCAGTAACTGTGGCTTTAAGCATTCGTTACGATAATGCAATACAAACTCCGCAAGGCACTGGCGTTGGCACAGCAATCGGTAGAACAGTTAATACTCTAGTTACCGGCGGCGGCGTTTAATATTAATTAATACATTTAAGGGGCTTCGGCCCCTTATTCATTATATACACACTTAATTCTTTCAACTAAATACTAGTATGGCAAGTAAGTTTAACGCATTTTTTGATAATCTAGGCTCAGGCATTTTAGGGCCTAAAGGCAATCTTGCCGACTGGCAACACGCTAGTCGATTATACACCGATGATAACCAAAAACTAGCACCTAAAAACAAATATCTATATCATGTATATTTTCAAATGAATGGCAATGTAAAAAGCATTGTGTCTCAGGAATTATTTGAAAAGCACGGAAGAGAGATTGGCCTACTTGTTAAAAATGCAGACTTGCCTAGATACCAAGCAGTGGTAGACACTAAAAATCAATATAATAGAAAAAAGAATATACAAACTAATATTCAATACGAACCTATTAACATTACATTTCACGACGACAACTATGGTATTACAACTGCGTTATTAGAAGCTTATTACAGGTACTATTACAGAGACGGTTGGTACGGTTCTGACCCAGGTGCTTACCAAAAAGTACCGGCAGATAAAACTTATCTTGGTCAAGGCCGAAATCAGTATAGATTTGGTTTAGACAACAATATTACTGTGCCGTTTTTTAACAATATTCAAATATCACAGATGTCAAGAAAAAGTTATACAACTTTTGAGTTGGTAAATCCTATTATTACTGCTTGGCAGCATGACAGTGTTGACCAATCTGACGGTGCTGGCATGATGCAGAACTCTATAACTCTACAATACGAAGCTGTGCATTA